CAAACAGGTCGTCCAGTTGGTACCCCAGCAAATAATTCATACTGGCTAGACACAGCCGCAACATCATGGGGTATTTACGAATTTAATCAGACAACAGGTAAGTTTACAAACAAGTTACCTTATGTTGTTACTGATAGTGCTGACATGTCCGGTGTATATCCAAACCAAGCAATTGGTAATATTGGTGATTATTGTGTTGTCGCATTAGATAATCAAAATGAAGATCCTGTTACAGGCATAAAAACATATTACTATAAAAACAATGATAACGTTTGGACAGAAGTTGGTGGTACAGAATGGAAACAATCATGGCCAACAGCTCAAGGAACAAATTCTAATCCTGTATTAGCGGTAGGCAACACAATTACATTTAATTGGAGTGGCTACTATAATTTTACAGTTACAGTTGCAGATGCAGGTAGTGGCGATGGCACAGTAACACAACTTGCCAGTGACATTAACGATTTAGGTTACGGTTATTTCACTGCGGCTAACGTAAATGGTAAATTAACATTTTATATGTACACACAAGAAATTACTGATTATATTCAAGTTGTTAGTGGTACAGGTACTGTTTTATCAAATTTAGGACTATCTGTTGGTTTATATTATCAACCAGCACAAGCATGGGGAACATCTGCCCAAATGCCATTATGGGCGGTGGGGCAATCAACTCCAAGACCAACAGGTTCAGTATGGATTAAGGTAGGCGCAGCCGGTACAGGCTTAGCACCATCAATCTCTGCATATAGCACAGCATTAGGTTCATGGAGAGCTAAAACTGTGCCATTATATACATCAGATTGGGCATGTATTGCAGGTTCGGATTCTACTGGTGGTCAAACAATTCCACAAGATTCTGTATATTGCCAATATAACTTTGACTATCTACCCTTTGGTAATTCTGATTTAACTACAGATCCTACCCCATCTTTATACTATTGGTACAGAGCATCAACAGGCTCAACAGTAATTACTGGTACTGAAACAAATGCAAGTGCAGGTGGAAGTGGATTTGTGTATGTGAAAGTTTCACAGCCAGGCACTAGTGATTTAACAGTTACTCAAACAATTACTGTAACATCTGGTGATACAGCAGAAGATTTTGTTCTAGCATGGCAAGCCGCAAATATACCTTACACTTCAGCATCAGTAACAACTGATGGTGCCGTTCAGTTAATTCACACTGAGGGTGGCGTACTTTTAATGAACGACCATAATTATACTACTGGTGAATCTTATGGTATATTAGCTGACTTTGGTTTTGAACCAGAAGTAACTACTGGAGTTAAAATAGGTCCTAGCGTAGTATTTCAATTCCAAGGAAAAACTGCTACAGGTGGTACTGGCTCCGGCGCACAATTCAAAGTAAACATGTCATATGGTCACTATGAATTAAATTTAACTAGCTTCAATAACGCAGGTAGTGCATACACAGTGGGTGATGAACTAACTATTGCAGGTACATCATTAGGTGGTACAAGCCCTGAAAATGACATTACTTTACAGGTAATTGCTGTAACAGGCGGTGGTGGACTAGTATCTGTTAACTTGACAAGTGGAGTTGGTTCTGAACATTATTGGGTACAAGGAAGTAACTGGTATCCATTAACATACACTCCAAGTGCTAGTGTACCTAATGTGGCACCTGCTAATAACACTAACTGGTTCTATAGTGTAACCGACCAAGTTGACATTATGACAAACTATAACGGTGAATGGTATGGTTACAGAAACTTAAACTATGACCTTAACGGTTTCCCTAATGTAGGTACAAATTATACTGATCCAAATGGTCCTATCTGCCAAGCAGATCAACCAACAGTACAATCTAATGGTAATGCATTAGTGTATGGTGATTTATGGGTTGACACTAATGATTTAGAAAACTACCCAATAATTTATCGTTGGGAACAATACAACGGTGTAGATCAGTGGGTATTAATTAATACAACTGACCAAACTAGTAGTTCAGGTATTGCGTTTGCTGATGCACGTTGGGCAACTAACGATGATACAAGCCCATATGCTGATCCTATTCCAACAATCAAATCATTGGCTGTAAGTAACTACTTAGATTTAGACGCTCCTAGCCCAAGTCTATATCCATCAGGTATGTTGTTATGGAACACACGCCGTTCAGCCTACAACGTTAAACAATTCAGAGTTAATTACTTTAATAATAATGACTTCCCTGATGAAACGTTACCAACAGAAACAGATGCATGGGTATCTGTAAGTGGTAATCAATCAAACGGTGCTATGTACGCAGGTCGTAAGGCTCAACGTGCTATGATTGTAGAATCATTACGTTCAGTAGTTGATACTAACTATGCAATTCGTGACGAAGATAACTTCTTTAACTTAATTGCAAGTCCTAACTATCCAGAACTACAGCCTAACATGGTTGTATTGAATGCTGATCGCGGTGAAACTGGTTATATTGTTGGTGATACACCAATGAGACTAGAAGAACAAGCTACTGCAATTCAAGCATGGGCAACTAACGCCGCAGGCGCAACAAGTACAGGTGAATCAGGTTGTGTAACACGCAATACATATCTTGGTTTATTCTATCCAAGTGGCATTGCATCAGACTTGAGTGGTAATGAAGTTGCTGTTCCATCATCACACATGATGTTACGTACTATATTACGTAATGACCAATTGGCTTATCCATGGTTTGCTCCAGCAGGCACACGCCGTGGTATCATTGACAATGCATTGAACATTGGTTACTTAGATTCAACAACAGGTGAATTTATAACTACCAAAACACGTATTGGTATTCGTGACACATTATATGTGAACTTCATTAACCCAATGGTGTTCTTCACAGGTCAAGGCTTATTGAACTACGGTAACAAGACTAGTTATGATTCATCATCTGCACTAGACAGAGTTAACGTTGCTCGTTTAATTGCTTACGTTCGTAGACAATTAACATTAGCGGCTCGTCCGTTCGTATTTGAACCTAACGATGCTTTAACTAGAGGACAAATTCAAGGTGTTGTACAAACATTGATGGTTGATTTAGTTGCTAAACGCGGTATCTATGACTATCTAGTTGTGTGTGACGAAAGTAACAACACACCAGCTCGTATCGATAGAAACGAATTATGGATTGACGTTGCATTAGAGCCAGTCAAGGCTGCTGAATTCATCTATATCCCAGTTCGTATATTGAATACAGGGGAATTAGCGGCTCTATAAAATAATGCCCGAAAGGGCATTATTATAGAACGATAAATAGAAATAACAGGAGAAATAAAATGGCAATAGCCTCACAATCACTAGTTAACATGACAGTAGCATCTGATAATGCTGGCGGTAACGCAGGCTTATTAATGCCTAAACTACAATACCGTTTTAGAGTTAACTTTCTAAACTTTGGTGTTGATTCTGACACTGTAGTTTTAACTAGACAAGTAATCGACATTACACGTCCTAACTTGTCATTCGCTGAAATCGTTTTACCTATATACAACTCTACAGTTAAATTAGCAGGTAAACATACATGGACTGACATTACTGTTAACTTACGTGATGACGCCGCAGGTGGTGTATCTAAACTAGTTGGTCAACAGTTACAAAAGCAATTAGACTTTGTTGAGCAGGCTTCTGCGGCAGCAGGTCAAGACTATAAGTTCCAAACTAACATTGAAATCTTAGACGGTGGTAACGGTGCAACTGTTCCTACAGTTTTAGAAACATGGGAACTATATGGTTGCTTTGTTAAGACAGCAAACTACAACACATTAAACTATGGCACAAACGAAAACGTAACAATTCAATTAGCAATTACTTACGACAATGCAGTTCAGTCTCCATTAGCAAGTGGTGTTGGTACAGATGCGGCACGTTCTATCACAAGAACACCTTCTGGTATAACATCAGGTATCGGCGGCGCACAATAAGTCTAAGGATATATAATGTCTTTAGGCTCATGGGGTGAAAGCCAGTTACGCAATGCCGTAACTGGTTTTTTTGGTAATCCATATCTACGTGATTATACTCACGCAAGTAAAACGTTTAGACCAGACAGCTATGCGCTGTCTCCTAAACTTAAATTCCTATTCCATGTCGTATTCGACATAAATCAAAATGTTTATAACACAATAAACAATCCAAGTGTATTAGTCAAAACTGTAAAATTACCTAGTGTAAATTTTGATGTTGCAACAATGAATCAATATAATAGAAAAAGACTAATACAAACTAAAGTAAAATATGATCCAATTGATATTACATTCCATGACGACCACTTAAACGTCATTGCAGGACTGTGGTATCAATATTTTACATATTATTACAAAGATGCATCAAATCCTGATGTAATATTCAACGGCAAGCGTGGCAATCAACCAGTTTTTGATTACAATGCCGGTGGAACTAATTCTGCTAAAACAGATTCGATATATACTGAACGAACACAATACAAACCATCAATCACTGATAATACTGATTGGGGTTATATAGGAGATGGTGTACAATCAACCAGTCCTGATCCAACTAAAGTACCTTTCTTTAACAATATTACAATCTTTGGTATGGGGCGCCATAATTGGTCATCACATACATTAATAAACCCTGTCATTACACGTTGGTCACAAGATACATATGCGTATGACCAAGGTAATGGTACTATGGAAAATACCATGACATTAGACTATGAAACAGTAGTTTATAGACAAGGTAATCTTGATGGTAACGCAC